ACTGCTGACAGCAGCCTAGTTGATCCAGCCTAATAGGAGCATAAACAATGGCAATGAGTAGCGACACAGATATCCTAGAATATTTTCCAGATTTATACAATTATGGAATCCAAGACTTCTCTGCGGAACACGCAAAGACTCGTGGAGATATTCTGCGTCGTCTACGCATTGAATGGTGGCCCCGTAAATCACAAGCACTAACTGTTGATATTAGTATTATTGGGTTCAATAACACTGAAATGGACGAAAGTTTAATCACAGAAAGTCAATTTACGAGGGCTGCTGTTTTCCATTGCTTGGCATACTATATACTTCCTAAACTAACACAGTTTAGTGTGGACGGTGATAGATTTGAGCGTATGATGGCATACTTTAAGAGTCGTTATGAAGAAGAGTTTGATGCAGTTTTACACGATGGTGTAGAATATGACGCAGACGAATCCGGAACAATTACTAATGCTGAAAAAGTAACTCAGCATCAACAGAGATTGGTTCGATAATGAGTCGTAGAGAAGACATCACTGTTGACATTTACCGGACGCTGCTTAATGCAGATGATCCAAGATTTGGTTTAGTATCAAGAGAACCTTTTGATGCACAACAACTGAGTCGTCAACAGTTTCCAGCAGTTTATATTACAACTGCGGATGAAGATCGCAATGATTTATCAATGACACCCACAGGATTGCGTGAAAGCACAATGAATGTTGTGCTAACAGCGTGGGTCAATGGTAAAAACGTAGACACACTACGCAACGATGTAATTGAGCGTGTTGAAGAAGCTCTAGAAGCAGATAGAACACGCGGTGGGATTGCTCGTTGGACGCAGTTGCGTTCTGTTGTAGTGGACTTTGATGTAGTTGAACCATTTGGTTCAGTTGAAATCACAGTGGAAGTATATTACACCTATCAGAGAGGACAAGCATGATTAATAAAGAAGGTAAAATTGCTTTAACAAACGGTCAAAAAACACGTTGGGTATTAGCATCAGCAACATTACCAGCAGGATGGTATCCTGTTAATGAAGTTGTTGAAGTTGAAGAACCAGCAGTTGAAGACACAGTTGAAGTAGTAGACAATGATATCGAGGAGATCGAATAATGTCTGTATATACAGGTCAAGACGGCAGCATCTCAGTTGGTGGAACAGCACTTTTAGAAGTAACCAGTTTCTCAATTGAACATACTGTCAATACAATTGAAACCAGTGCAATGGGCGATGATTATCGCAGTCACTTAGCTGGGTTAGCGGAATGGTCAGGTAGTGCTGATATCTACTGGGACACATCAGAAGTCACAAATGCTGATTTTGTTGATGGTTCATCAGTGGCAATTATTGCATACCCTGGTGGCAACACCTCAGGTTATGCAAAACTTTCTGGTAATGCTACTATTACTGGTTTCAGTATTAACAGCGAACTTGAAGGTGTGGTAAGTGCTAGTGTTTCTTTTCAAGGAAATGGCGCACTTACAATTGCAGCAGCTACAGGCTCTTAATGAAAATCAGGGCTAACCTCGTTGTTAGCCCTGCTTTATCTCGTAAAATAGATAAAGCACTGGGCGAGTTTACAGAGGATGTTATGAGCGACTTTACACAAGCCGCACGCAACAGAACACCGGTAGACACAGGTGCTGCCCAAGCTGCTTGGCGGTTTAATGCCAATGGTGAAAAAAGCACCGCAACCAATAGAAAGCCGTATATTAAACGGTTGGATGAAAACTGGAGTAAACAAACCCGAGGCAAGGGTATTGTTAAACCAGCAATTCGTGATGTAAACAGGAAATACAAAAGATGAGCAATAAAATTTTAGACAACGCCGCAACGCATTTTCGTAGCAAACTAGATGGTAGTATGCGTAGTATGGAAGTTCCAGAATGGGAAACAACAATCTATTATTATCCTACTTCAAGTTTAAAAGACGAAAGCCAGATTTTTCAACTTCAGAGCGAAGGTAAAACAGTTGAAGCACTTGTTATGAGCATTATTTTAAAAGCACGCGACGAACATGGTAAACGCTTGTTTGTGGCTGCAGATCGTGCTCAATTTATGAATGAAGTGGATCCAACAGTAATCTTCCGTGTCGCTGCTGAAGTTAATGGTGCTGATCGTGAAAGCATCGAGGATATAGAAAAAAACTAACAGAGGACACTGACATTTACTTCCTGCTCCAACTGTGTCGTGAGTTAGGATTAACATTACAACAGGGAATGGAAATGTCAGTGTTCGAACTTAAAACATGGGCTGCTTTCTTAAAGTTGGAAAACAAAAGAGAAAAACAAGCAGCAGATAAAATGAAGAACAACGCTCGCCGGCGCTAGTGGAGATAATAAATGGCTAGAAATGACGCAGAAGTTAGAATTGGAGCAGATACCAAAGACGCTGAGCGAGCGTTAGGCTCACTACAAAAGAACATGTCAGGGTTGTCCAAAACCCTTAAAGTAGCCGCAGGTGCTTTTGCGGGTATCAAACTAGCTCAATTTACTAAAAACGTATTAGCCGCAAGCGAAGCATTAGACAACGCAGCAAACAAGACTGGTTTCGCAGTTGAATCATTACAAGAACTACGCTACGCAGCAGAACAAGCAGGAGTAAGTGCTACCCAAATGGATACAGCACTACAACGCTTCTCACGCAGAACAGGTGAGGCAGCAGTGGGCACTGGCGTATTGTTCAAAGAGTTCCAGAATCTCAATATTGAAATACGCAACAGCGATGGTTCATTACGCGACATTGAAGGCGTATTTGACGATTATATTACTGCGATTGCCAACGCAAGTTCAGAACAAGAAAAACTACGATTAGCAGTTGCCGCATTTGATATGGAAGGTGCTAATCTTGTCAATCTACTCAAAGAAGGCAAGATTGGTTATCAAGACTTGCGTAAAGAAGCACAGCGATTGGGTATTGTTGTTAGCAAAGATGTTGTTACCGCTAACGCTCGTGCTAATCAATCACTAAAACGATTAGAAGCCCAGTTTGGTGCTATTAGTAAAATCATTGTTGGTAGTTTAGCACCAAGTTTAGAAAACATCAGCGACGACTTTGGCGAGTTTCTATCAGATGAGCAACGAGTTCAAGCGTTTGCTGACGCAGTTGAGACATTAGGTTCAGCCATTGAACTTGCTGCTGACGCAATGATTTTGCTTGGCGAAAACTTTGACTTTGTGGCTAAATCAGCATTGTCATTTGGTATTGCTAAAAACGCTGGTTTATTCGAATCTCTTTCTAAAGCAGTATTAGATGCTGAAGCAAAGGTCAGAGTCTTTAATATTGCTTCTTCATACACCACAAAAGGATTATTTGGTTTAAATGTAGTAGCATTGAGACTTGGCAATGCGTTGAGAGCATTGGGCCCCATTCTCAAAGGTATGGTTGGTGCTTTGGCTCGTATCGTGCCAATATTTGTTGCGATTGAAGCAGCAAGTTGGGTATTTGGCAAGATTGCTAAAGATGCCGAAGACAGCGAAATCGCAACTAATGATGCTACCGTCGCATTAAAGCTATATAACGACCAACTCAAAGAGATTGGCAAAACTGAACGAGAAGCACTTGCTCGCGAAAAAGAACGACTACAAACCAAGATTGCTACGCTTAATACTGATTTAATAGCACAAAACTATCGCGATCCATTAGATGTATCGCCTGTTGATGATGCCAGCATTACTCAAGAAGAAGCAGCTATTCAGCGTATCAACAATTTGATGACTGATTACCAGAAAAAGATTGATAAAATCAATGAAGGTTTGAGAACTTCAACCGACGAATATAAAAACCAACAAGCAGTAATTAAGCAAGCAAACAAACTGGTAGATGATGCTGTGCTTGCTTATGAACAGCAGATTCAAGACATTGAACTTGCTATGCAACTGAGTGGACAGGATTTGTTTTATGCACAAGAAAAATTAAAAGTTCAGCGAGAATTAGAAAAAATTGGCAAAACAATGACTGCTTGGGACGAAGCAAATCTAGAGTTTAGCCTAGAAGAACTATGGGCATTAAAAGAAAAGTCACGCATACAAGATGAATATAATGCACAACTAGAACAAAGCAAACAACGCTATCAAGAACTGGTGCGTGCTGCTGATCCACGTGTTACAGCAGAACAAACACGCATTGATAACTTAATAGCATTAGAAAACTATTATGTAGATACTCGCTTAATGAGCGAAGAATCATATTATGAAGCGTTGCGTGCTATTGAAGAACAATATAGATTAGAAAAGTATGCTGCTGAAGAATCATTACAACAGCGCATTGATCAATTAAAACAACAATCATTACAGCGCGAGCTAGAACAACAGGGTTGGAATCGCGATCAAGCCAAAGACATTGCACAAACACGTGTTGATTTTGAAAAGAAATCAGACATGGAACGTGTGCAGTTTGGTATTCAACAGGGTGCTGAACTGTTTAATAGTCTAGGGCAAATGAATGAAAAAGCATTCAAAGCAGCCAAAGCATTTAATATTGCTAATGCTATCATGAACACATATGCAGCAGCAACCAAAGCACTTGCTGCTTATCCACCGCCCTTTAACTTTATTGCTGCCGCTGCTGCTGTGGCTGCTGGTATGGCACAGGTTGCTTCAATCAGAAGTCAATCATATTCAGGACGTGCAGGTGGTGGCCCAGTTCAGGAAGGCAAACCATATATTGTGGGCGAACAGGGCAGGGAGTTATTTGTGCCCCAGGGTGCTGGTAAGATTGTGCCAAATGCAGGTGGTGATGTAGTAAATGTAAACTTTTCAATTACTGCCATGGACACACGTGGATTTGATGCACTATTAGCAGAACGCAAGCCAGCAATTATTAACATGGTGCGTCAAGCAATGAATGACAAAGGCAATAGAGCCTCGGTTTAAAAAAAGAGTAAATAACATATGTCAGGCACACTTAGCATTAACAGTTTCAACAATGTTGTTATCAGAAGCGTTGCACCAACTATTACTACAATTGCTGTAAGCGGTGTTAGACAATCAAAACAACTAGCAGCACAATATTGGGAAATGGATTTAGAATACGCAGCACTTACACGTGCTGATTTTGCACGTGTTATGGGTTTTATTTCCAAACAGCGTGTAGGCTTTGGTGATTTTGAAATGATTATACCAGAAATTAGCCGCCCAGCAGGTGATATTCGTTACATTTACACAAATGTTACTCCACAAACAATGGTAGCCACAGCAGAAGCTGATGCTGGCGATAGTTATGTGGACTTTGACACAGGGTTTCAAAGCACATTCTTTACCAATAACGGATATGACAACACACAAGGTTTGGTAGCTGGTGATTTTATTCGTTTTACCAACCATGACAAAGTATATCAACTAACAGAAGATGTTACATTTGATGTAAATGGTGCAGGTAGATTAAACTTATTTCCTAACTTGGTTGAAGGTGTAAACCTAAACGAAACTATTCAGTTTTATGATGTGCCTTTTAAAGTATATCTAAAAACACAAACACAAGACTTTGCTTACAATGCAGAACGCCAATCTACTATTTCGTTGCAGGTGCGTGAGTCATTGTTATGAGTCGTGGATTAAGCAATGATATTAAACAGGTATTAGGTAGTGATCGTTTTATCACTGCTGAACTTATTGAAGTTGAACTTGATACTCCATTATATCTAACCACAGCAAGTTTTGATATCAGTGCGCAAACTGAAACCAGTGGTGGCACACAAACATATTATGCACAGGGTCGTTTTTTAGGTTACACACAGGTTAATGAAACCAGCGAAGTTAGAATTGCTAGCATTAACGTAACATTCAGTGGTGCTTCCAGTACATTTACTGACATAGCACTAAACAGCAACTATTTGCATCGTGCATTCCGCATCTACAAAGTGTTTTTACTAGACACTGACATGAGCTTGATTGATGATCCAGTAATGGTATATTCAGGAAGTTTAACTGGTGCTACTGTAAAAGAAAACATACTGGAAAGTTCAGTTACATTTGAAACATCAAATGAATTCTATGATTTTGATAGAGTTGCTGGGCGCAGAACCAATGATGGATCGCAACAAAGTTTCTTTCCCGGTGACCGTGGCATGGAATTTTCAACTGCTGCTATTGCAGACATTCAGTGGGGTAAAGCATAATGGCTGTATACACAGCAACCAGTGAAGATATTAAGCCAATTGCTCGTTTGGGCGAAGCATATGTAGATTCAACACCATTTGCTGGCGATTATGATTATGACATGTGGTTTGAGTTTGTGCGCAAGTGTGCAATTAAAGCCAACATAGAAGTTGCTGCGGCAATTGTTGAAAACCGTGTTGTGGGCTTTGGCATTGGTGTTGTAGCACGCTATCCATGGACACAAAAGTATCGTATTGTTATGGAACACATCTACGTAGAACCCGGCTACGAAAGTTCTCGTCCACTGTTGTTTGAACACATGGAGCGTTGGGGGCAGAAACTAAACCTCAGTGATGTAATGGTATTAAACAACGCAACAGGTTGGTTATTCAAGGGAGATATTGAATAATGGGTTGGTTTAGCTGGGTAGGTGATATTTTTGATGAAGCGGTCGATTTTCTTTCGGACGTTGTCGATTTTGTTGTAGATACCGTTAGCGATGTTGTTGGATGGGTTGGAGACTTATTAACTGGCTGG